AGGTACAGAAGATAATAGAGTTAGAAAATTAGATTACTCTATACAAATATCAAAACTATTTTATGAAAGATTTATTAAGAATGAAGATATAACTTTATTTTCACCTAATAATACACCAGGTTTATATGAAGCATTTGGTATGCCTGAGTTTGATGAACTTTATTTAAAGTATGAGAAAGATAAATCTATACCTAAATCAACGATAGGTGCTCAAGAATTGTTTATGGATTTATTAAAAGAAAGAGCAGAAACAGGTCGTATCTACATTATGAATATAGATCATTGTAATACACACAGCTCTTTTAAAGACAAAGTTTACATGTCTAATCTATGTCAAGAAATTACACTACCTACGACACCTATACAACACATAGACGATAAAGAAGGTGAGATTGCATTGTGTATCTTATCTGCTATCAATCTAGGTCTGCTGACAGATATAGACGAGTTAGAGGAGTTATGTGATCTATCTGTTAGAGCATTAGATGAAATTATAGATTATCAAGAATATCCTGTTGAAGCAGCAAAAGTATCTACACTTGCAAGAAGATCATTAGGTATTGGGTTTATAGGTCTTGCACATTACCTTGCTAAAAATCAAGTCAACTATGAAAGTAAAGCAGCTGCAAAACTTGTTGATAAAGTATCAGAAGCATTTCAGTTTTATCTTTTAAAGGCAAGTAATAATCTTGCAAAAGAAAAATCAAAATGTCTATGGTTCGAAAAGACTAAATATTCAGACGGTATACTACCAATAGATACCTACAAAAAAGAATTAGATGAAGTTGTAAGTAGAAAATATACTTATGATTGGGAGTGGTTAAGAAAAGAAATAAAAGAACATGGTCTAAGACACTCTACATTATCGGCACAAATGCCTAGTGAGTCTTCTTCCGTTGTATCAAACGCTACAAATGGCGTAGAACCACCAAGAGATTACTTATCAATTAAAAAGTCTAAGAAAGGTCCTTTAAAACAAATAGTACCTGACTATAATAGACTAAAGAATTTTTACACATTATTATGGGATATGAAAGGCAATGAAGGATATATTAATGTTATATCTGTAATGCAAAAGTATTTCGATCAAGCGATTAGTGGTAACTGGAGTTACAATCCAGAGAACTATAAAGATGGTGAAGTGCCTTTATCTACTATGGCACAAGATTTATTAACTACATATAAACTAGGATGGAAGACAGCGTATTATCAAAATACATATGACGCTAAAACTGAGATAGAGGAACCTGTACACCCGATTGGTTGGCATGATGGTGTAGAGGAAAAGAAAGAAGATGACCAAGAAGATTGCGAAGCCTGTACAATCTAAAAAATACTTTCACGAAGTAATTGAGGAAGAACAAAAGATATTAGATATAGGTTTAAAAATGTCAAGACAACATAAGAAAGAAAGAACTGAATCAGAAAAACTACAAGACGAATTGGAACCAATAGATGAAAACATTTAACACAAAGAAGGTAGACTGGATGAAACAACCCATGTTTTTTGGTGAAGAGCCTAACACACAAAGATTTGACCAACAAAAGTATCCTATTTTTGAAAAGTTAAATCAACAACAACTAGGTTTCTTTTGGAGACCTGAAGAGGTATCTTTACAAAAAGATAGAAATGATTACTCATCATTATCAAAAGAACAAAAACATATCTTTACATCTAATCTAAAATATCAAACACTATTAGATAGTGTACAAGGTCGTGGTCCATGTTTAGCATTTTTACCTTATTGTAGTTTACCTGAATTAGAATCTATGTTAGTTGCATGGGACTTTAGTGAGACAATACATAGTAGATCATATACTTACATAATAAAAAATGTATATCCTGATCCTACTGAAGTGTTAGATACAATTATTGATACACCAGAAATCATGGCAAGAGCAAAAACTGTTACAGATGCCTACGATAAATTTATAACTTATGCAAATAGATATTATCTAACAGGTAAAGGTGATACAAAAGAACTTAAAAGACTTCTATATCTTACATTGATTAATGTTAATATACTTGAAGGTATTAGATTTTATGTTTCATTTGCTTGTTCGTTTGCTTTTGGTGAACTTAAACTTATGGAAGGCTCTGCTAAAATTATATCTTTGATTGCAAGAGACGAGAACTTACACTTGGCTGTATCTCAAAACATGATTAACAATTATCGAAACAAAGAAAACGATAGAGAAATGTTAAAGATTATAAAAGAGAATGAGGAAGAAGTTTATAAAATGTATGATGATGCTGTACAACAAGAAAAAGATTGGGCAAAATATTTGTTTGATAAAGGTTCTATGATAGGACTAAATGACAAATTATTAAATCAGTATGTAGAATACATGGCAAATAGAAGATTAAGATCAATAGGATTAAAAGCAGTTTACGATCAACCAGTTACAAACAATCCATTACCTTGGACAAGACATTGGTTAAATAGTCGTGGTTTACAAAATGCACCACAAGAGACTGAGATAGAAAGTTATGTGGTCGGCGGCATAAAACAAGATGTAGAAAAAGACAGTTTCAAGGGATTTAAATTATAACTATGAATAGAAAAAAATGTATCAACTGTGGTGCCGAATATACGGTCGAACATGATTTACCTGAAGAAGACTATATATTAAAGTATTGTCCTTTCTGTGGTGAAGAACACGAAGTGGTTGATGAATTAGCAGAGGTAGAAAAAAGATACGAAGATTGGAACTAAGTGATTGAATTTGATTATAAACTAGATTATAAAAATATATTATTTAAAGCAAATGATACTAGATACAGAATAGGTCGTGGTGAGCAAGGTGTATTACTTGTCAGACCTTATACAAATGATATCTGTAAACATTGGAAATTCAAAACACCATATATAGCACAACAATCGGCACAAAAGATATTTGATTTATATTTAGGATATAGAGTCAAGAAAGACTTTGTAGGTATGGATATGTGTAGAAAGTTTTTAGAAATGGGTTTTACAAGAGCAAGAAGATATGCTAATCACAAAGATGGTAAAAAATATGATGATAATGGCAATATAAGACCACAAGAACTTGACGCACTAGTAAGTCAAAAAGCGATATCAGCAAGAATATTTAAAACGTATAGAGATTTATGTACAACAGATGAATACTACATACAATTAAGAAAACAATGGAGAACTAATGAGCCTTTGGTCATATCAAGGTAAGTCAGTAAAAGAACTACCTAAAGATTGTGAAGCATTTGTATATTTGATTACAAATACAACAAATGGCATGATGTATGTAGGTAAGAAGTTAGCAAAATTTAAAACTACAAAGAAACCCCTTAAAGGTAGAAAGAATAAAAGACGAGGCACTAAAGAAAGTGACTGGAAGACATATTGGGGATCGTCAGAAAAATTAATTGCAGACGTAGAAAAGTATGGCGAAGATAAATTTACTAGAGAAATATTATTTTATTGCCCAAGTAGAGGCGTTGCAAGTTACCTAGAAGCAAAAGAACAATTTGAAAGAAAGGTACTTGAAGTTGACAACTACTATAATGGTATCATCAATGTTCGTATTGGAGGTTCTAAAATTTTAAAAGAATCTCTAAAAAAAATGTTGAAAATCTAATTTGTCTAAATAGGATTGACGCACAGCGTTATAACTCAAATTTGATTTGATATCTCAAACTTTAAAGGGTGATTATGGTTCTACCAATCAGAAAATTTATTGTCAAACTAAGAATGTGGTATGCCGACATACGAGGCCACCATGGTATGCGTTGGAATTACGAGCCTGGAAACCACTATATGAGAGGCAATAAGAACAAAAGAAGAACATAATCACCCTAAAACCCTTTATTTCCCTACCTTTTTTAACGCTTGACAACTACGCTAAAATAGTGTAGCGTATATATATGAAACAAATAAAGGAGACTACATTATGGCACTAGAAGGCGTTTATACAAAAGAGTTTGTTTACGAAGAATTTAAAAAACTCAAAACAAACAAAGAAAAAGTAAAATATCTTATTGATCTAAAACAATTAAAGATAGATCACCCTAAAATCTTCTCAATAAAAATCACTTTAAAACAGATTGAAAATCTAATTAGAGAGTGGAATAGTCCAAAACCATTTGCAAAAGTAAATGCTGAACTTGCAGAAAGAGAAGAAAGAGAAAAACAACATGAAAAATCAATGAGGGGTGACTAATGAAAAAAATATTATTTATAGGTCTAGTAGTTTGGTTAAGTCTTAATGCTTTTGCTAACTCAGTAAAGGCAGACACAAAGACAGAAACAATTATCGGACATGTGATAACACAAACAATACAAGGTAATGATATGGATCATGCCGAAGTTATGAGTAATGAATTGGCTGCACTAATGCATCAATACTCAATTGAAATGACTCATATTTTATTACAATATATGCCAAGTATATTAGATACTATATCGGCACAACTTAGACAAGAGTTAGATAAAAATTTTAAATGCTCTTTACAAAGTGATGATTACAAAAATAAGGAGTGTTCATAATGATATGGGAGTTATTTTTAGGTATGTTTCTTATATTAGGTAGTGCTTGGATTCTAGTAAATATCATAGAGATATATACCAAAATTGAAAAATGGTTACAAAAAGACAAGTGGTTCTAGGCTATTGACATTCCAATTCAATTGTGATATAATTATACAATGACATCAATCATATACACGAAGAATACTAGTGGTGCTATTCGCAAAGCGAGAAGACGAAAGCCCACAAAAAGTTATCTATCAGCGTTAAGCAAATACATCAAGTTTCTAAAAAGTCTAGGTTTTAAAGTTGACACTAACGGTAAGATAAAAAGAAAATACAAAGTCAGTAGACCTACTGTTGCCGCCGTAGCTCAGCAGGTAGAGCAGCTGATTTGTAATCAGAAGGTCGGCGGTTCGATTCCGTCTGGCGGCACCAAACCTGTGAACAACTGGCGACTAGAAGAATCTAAAAAGTTTACGATTGCACCTGCTTATAATAAAGGTGGCTATCAAGTTATATCAAAAGACAATGTTAAACACATAGGTAAATAATGAGTAATGATGTATTAGGATATTCTTCACATGATTGGCGAAAACATACAGATGATGCTATTGTGGTTGCGTCTAATATAGGTATACAATTAGAAGTGAATAAAAGTAAAGTTATATTTACACATCCTAAAACTCTTAAAAAAGAAGAGGTTGATGTATCAAGACTTGTAAGAGTATTTGTAAACAATATTGAAAGTCATAAAAGGAGTGTAAAGTGAAAAAGATTTTATTAATATTACTTTTATTGTCACTAACAAATTGTGCTAGTAATAAAACAAAATCACATATGAGTAGCGTCATAGGTGCTGGTGCAGGTTATGGTACTTGTCGTGCTTTATTAGATACAGGTATGGCACTTACTGCTGCCTGTACTGTATTAGGTGCGTGGACAGGTGCAAGTTTATTTTATAATGATGATATGAATATACACAAGGCTGTGTTTGTAGATACCTTAAATACATCACCAGGTAAAAGAAGTCATGTAACCTGGGGTAGTCACACAAGTGGTAATTGGGGATCAGTTACAGTTAATAGAACTTACCTTGTTAAGGGTGTTAAGTGTAGTGAATATGAATCAGTAATTAGTATTGATAGACAATGGCCTTTATATGGCACACAAAGAGAAAATGAGTTTGGTGTTGCATGTCAAATGCCTGACGGAAGATGGTACATAGAATAATGATTGATCCTTTTAATAATCAAAGAAAATATATGATATGGACTTTCATATTAATAATATTTTTAATCATATCAGGTGTTGCTGTTGCAGGTGAAAAATCAGAATGGTTAAATAAAAATCCTTGTATGATAAAAATAGTGACTACTGAAAAATGTTTAGATTCACAATGTCTAATAAAAGAAATTACAAAAGAAGAAGTATTAAAATGTAAAGATGGCTATGATGGTCCTAGCTATTGGGAGTTATTTGCTCAGTTTTACTATTCAGGAATTAGTGTACCGCCTTATTGTAGGCAGTATGCTAGACCAAATCATCCTTTTAAAACACCTGGGATGATGTGTTTAAATGAAAAAGGTGATTGGGAGGTACAATAATGTACAAATTAATAATATTAGTTGCTGCTATCATTGTTATAACTACACAATGGGGTGCTTTTACAGATATAGTTG